TTTGCCTCCGTCACGTCCTGTGGTAATGGATATTATTTGTTTCCCAAACATTTTTTTATTGATAGTGCTGGTTTGACTATTAAGAACTCAAAATCCTTAATATATAACCTGTGCATCACAATAAGTAATGTCCATTACACCGTCCAGTTTGAAGACGATAAACTCAAGCCTTGTCTGAATAAAGCTGGCTTACCCTCGCTTGATTCAGCCCTTTATGAATTCGGAACAGTGGCTGTACCTCCAACTCGCAGCCAATTTTCTAAATTCATTAAGGAGCATGATCTTTATCAAGTAATTGATCACGATCATGCGCTCTTAGTAGGTCATACCCTATCCCATGGCAACCCTATTAAGATGAGACGTTCATTTCAAGTCAAAGTATGCAAATCCTCCATCCCATACTCTGTCACTCCCAACCTCAACTACATCCTCACATCCGGCCTCACATACGAAACACCATCTTCACCCGGAGATTGTGGCTCACTAATTGTCATTCAAAAGAACACCTTGAATGAGAAAGTAGTGGGCATGCACGTATTTGGTGGAAATCATTCCACCTCATCCGGAGGAACTTTTGTCACCCAAGAGATCCTCGCTCGTACTATGAAGCTAACCACCGACCCCGTAGTTGAACACCAAGTCAAATTTACGCCTTACCCCGCCCTTCCAAATGCTTCTCATGCTATGTCTCTTGAAGTGCTAGGAAAAGTAGACCTCCCAGTCTACACGAATCGTACCACCGATTTGCGTCCTACCCCATTTCATGAGATATTCCCTGAAAGCAAAATCCCCTCCTGTAAGCGCGATATTTTAGATCCCCTCCTCGTAAGTACCGCCCTTTATGGAAGCACTGTTGAATCTAAACCAGTAGGTGATCGAGAAGAAATTCTTGATTATCTATTGTCTAAATACGACAATGTTCCCGCCACCACCTTAACAGCAGATGAGTCATTAAATGAACACGGTTCTATGGACCGTATTAATTTACAAACGTCAGCTGGTTACCCCCATATATTGAATAAAGTGAGTAAAATTACTTTATTTGATATAAACCAGTCTAACGGACGCATCTCTGTTAAAGACCCAACTTATCATGCTTTTCTAGACGTTCATATTAAATCATGGCAAGAACATTGCTATGAAACAATATGGATAGTATCCCTAAAGGATTCTCTAGAGAAGTGTGGTAAGCTGTGTCGCACCTTCATCATCCCACCTGTTGAATACACCCTCGCCACCCGCGCATATTTCGGCTCATGGATTTCTATGATGCATGCCCAAAAAGGCAAGCATTTTTGTTGCGTTGGTATCAATCCCGAATCTCTTGACTGGACTAATTTATACTATGAATTAGCCTCTGTCAGCAGTACTGGTTTTGATGCCGATATCGTAAACAACGATAGAAACATGCCGTCCGCCGTAATAGATATGTTCGTTGACTCTGTCAATCTATGGTACAAAACTAACGATCCTAACTGGTCACTCAGTCATGACATCGCTAGAAGAAATATCGTAGTAGCCATGATACACGCCTATATGATTGCTGAGTTTACCCTAACTCGCAAACATAAAGGTGTGTGTTCAGGAAGTGCTTTAACCGCATTGCTCAATTCCATCTGCAATATGATTATGCACCTCCGAGTCTTCCTACATCTCGCGCCCCCAAATCATCGCTCTTTATCTTTCTTTGACAAACTTGTTAGAGTTAAGATTTATGGCGATGATTCCCTTGATGCGGTCTCCTCAACCATCCAGGAATGGTATAATCTAACGAGTTATATCAAAGCTATGTTTGAACTGTTCAATATGGAAATTACCTCTTCCAGAAAGGATAAATTAGTTATACCCATCCAACCTATAATTGATTTAACTTTCCTGAAGAGAGGTTTCCGTAAAGACGGTTTATTCATTAAGCCCACCCTTGACCACATCTCCCTCGTCTCAATGATATCGTTTGTTCGCGTCTCGTCTTATTCCACACTCTCCGACCAACTTGACGTAAATCTCGACGTATATTTAAGCTTTGCTTATTTTTACGGACCCGAGTATTACGCCAAAATTGGTACCCTGATCAAATCTGTACTTCCCACAAAATTGCTCCCTACTTATGCTTATTACGACAACAAATTTCTCTATGGAGAATTCAACTTGTTTTAATCATTTGTAGTACCCTTATCTACCATGTCTTCCAC